CCTGCAACAGTAAAATACTTGAAAAAAGAGCTTGGTCTACAGATCTGTTCAATTATATTATGCACATGAGAAACACAAATCAACCAAGTCAACCAAATCAGAGGAGAACAGAGATGCCAGTATTCAAGATTCTTGCAACGGTTCAGGGTGGAGTCACAGGATTTCGTCAAGCTTTAGTAAAGCATGCAGGCCGTGACGTGGAGTACGCGACACGTGAGCAAGCAGAGATTGCAGCGCAGGATTTGACGAGAGAGAACAATTCGAAGTTCGCTGTGGCCATGTTTTCGTACACAGTTATCGAAGGTTAAGAGAAACGCAGAGAAACAGGAGAAGAGAGAATGACAAAGCAAATCAACTACAAGAAGACCCAGATTGGCAATCTGAAAGTCGGGGACAAGTTCTACAAGAGGAACGACAGTGGGATTATCGAGTGCGTGGTGCGTGAGATCTTTGCAGATGGAAAGTATTGTTACAAGCTAAACGACGTGGCGTTTAGCTGCGATGCTACGGACGTCGTTCGAATCCAGCAGCCGAAGCCGAAGAAAAGACACGGATTGTTTGAGCTTCGTTCGAAGGCATTCGATGAACTTGGCAAGGACTCGCCGGTGGTGGACGTTACAGCAATTGCGAAGAGCTCGGCGAAGCTTGCGAAAGCGTTCGCAGCGGCAAACGGATTAGTGATCTTGTTCAAGGGAACAGAGCTCGAACCCAGCTCGCATATTAGGCGAGTGTTGCTCGTCAAGAAGGAGCGGTGGTCAGAGACGAAGTGGTCGGGCAAGTTTAACGATGGCGTACAGATTAAGGAAGAACGGAATGATGGATATAATCGCCACACAGGTCAGCGGATGACCCGCACGACGTACGAGTTTTCGCTTAAGGGTTTGCTTGAAAGGATTCCGTACAAGTTTATGGAGACTGTGACGTCAGTGGTCATCGTCGGAGTCGATTTGAATCGTCGTCAGCTGCATGCGAAGAGGGTTGAGGCAAGACAAGGACGGCAGGATAAGACCTTTGTGATCAGCGTTCCGACAGTCAAGAAGTGGCTTGGCATAAATGATGCTCAGCGTTACGACTCGTTGGATGCGTTTGTGAAGAAGTTGAAGAGTCAGGATCCTGAAACGATTTCGACGCGGGACTCGTTGAGGGAGTTTGAGAAAGTGCTTGAGCAGATAACGAGTACGCCAGGTGGCTATTATCTTCGGAATAACGATCTTACGCACTTTCGTTTTGACAGGATCCGGAAGGGTGAGACGAACTATAGAACAGGTGAACCACAACGTCGGGATCTTAGTACGGTCTCGTATGAGCTTCGACAGGTTATCAAAGAGTGGCGTGACAAGAACGCGAATGTTTCAAGTCAAGTGTGATCATAGAAACATAGAAGGAGAAACGCAATGAAGGTGACACAGTTCAGCAAGGAGATTTGTCGACAGATGGCCGTCGAGATGGAGCAGGCCTTGAAGTCGATCGGTGAGAAGTACGGCGTAGCGATTACGCCCGCGGGCGGGACATTTAGCAGTACGGAGTGGACGACCAAGTTCAAGGTGACTTGCTCGGGTGAGCAGGGCGAGTGGAACGCGAAAGTCGATTTTAGTCGGCTCTGTGCAGTGTACGGGCTGTCGCCAGACGACTTCGGCAAGGAAGTCACGTATGGCTTCAAGCGGTACCGGATCGTTGGTATACGACCTCGCAGGTCGGTTTATCCGATCCTGCTGGAAGACACGATTACACGCAAGAGCATCTTGATGCCGGCAGAGCAGGTTAGGCTTATGCTGGGGAACAGTCAATGATCAGACGGGATCACAGAAACATAGGAAAGCGAGTCCACGTAGCAGTGGACTCGCATCCGTACTCCGGACGGACAGGAGTAGTGATGGGGTTTCGTGGGGACTTCAGTCATCGGGTACCGTTTGTATCCGTTAGGTTCGGTTTGCAGGTGATTCCAGTCCGCGGTGACTGGTTGGAGGAACAGAAATGAAGTACACAGAAATTCCGCAGATCACGAAGCCACGATATGCCGTGGATCATGAGTGGGCAGACTTGCCACGAGTCATTGCTCGCTACGATGAAGATTATGGATTTGACATGGATCCGTTCTATCAACGTGGACACGTTTGGACACCAGAACAACAGACAGCGTTCGTTGAGTGGGGGCTCAGAGGTGGTGAATCAGGAATGAACATTTTGCTTAGCTATCCGAACTGGCCGAGTGGCTCGACGTATGCAGGCTGGAAGATTGAGGTGGTCGACGGCAAGCAGCGATTGACAGCGGTGCTTGCTTTCTTAGCAGATGAGATTTCGGCGTTTGGTAGACGTCGGAGTGAGTACGAGGACAAGTTTCCTCGTTTGTGGCCGTCGTTCAGATTCTGCTTCGGGAACTTCACGAAGCGCGTCGACATCTTGAAATGGTACCTTGACTTCAACTCAGGCGGAACCGTTCATACGTCAGCTGAACTGGATCGAGTCAAGTATTTGCTTCAAGAGGCTGAAAGGCACGAAGAAAAACGACGGAACGAGAAGTCCGGAATTATATTAGGGCATGAGAAACCAAGTAACCAGTAGGAGATGACAATGGACGCACAAGAAAGATTTGATGAGTTGATGGAACTCGCTAAAGGATTTGACGACTTTGTTAAGTCCGGTGCGAACGAAGAGTTTCAGCATCCAAGCGCCGGCAATTACGCGGTCTTCGAAGGCTCGTATTACATTCAAGACGAAGCCGAGTGGGAAGCAATGGCCACGATGCTGAAGAACTGGAATCCAGATCTGGCTGAGCTTGGCGAGAAGATGTTCGCCGAGAGCCAGAACCATATGTCGGTCGCCCGATGCATCGTGCATCTTGGCATCGACCAGAAGATGAAGGAATTGACGGAATAAGACAGTTTCTCTTGTTCTCTGTTTCTCAGAAGAGGCGACTCAGCATGATGCGGGTCGCCTCGAATTATATTAGGGTATGAGAGAAATTAACTTAGAAGGAGAGTGAAATGGAAGTTGGAGTGCCGGATCAGGCTATCAAAGATGCGCAGGGTGGTTTGGGGGAAGAGATTAACGTTACGTCGTTGGGGCTTGGAGAGACGATACAGGTTCGTGTTGTGGCAGGTGTTCGGGTGGCGAATCGTGCGTGGCTCCCGTATAAGTCGAAAGATGACGAAGGACGGACTGTGACTGGATGGCAGATTCTGAACGCCGATTCCAGATCGATTTTGGGGACGTTGGCGGATCACGATATCAGGATTCAGTGTGAGAACACAGGTCGGTCGCCGAAGGATTGCCCGTCGAGACTTTCGCCGCAGAAGTCGTGGCTCTACGCTGTTCTTGACAGACGCGAGACAGAGCCACGAGTTAAGAAGCTCGTAGCCAATTATACAGTGTTCAAGGGGTTGAGTGCGATTCAGCAAGAAATCAGAGAGGACGATCCGTCGAAGTTGACGAACGGTCTGCTGTTTATGGTAGATGCGTATATAACGAAGAAGTTGAAGGATTCGAAGCGTCCTGCCGGTCGTAATAATACGGAGTACGTCGTGAAGCCGATGTATGCAGACAAGAATCCGTTTGCCGGAAAGATTTCGCGGGCTGCTGGCGATCCGTCGTCGAAGGAGTTCAAGGCGATTGCGTCGAATTTGGTCAGGCTTGGAGTATACACGCGAGAAGAGGCGCAGGTGATTGCTGACTGCAAGCTTGATTTGGTCGCGGAGACATCGGTGATGTCTGATGACCAGATTCTGTCAGCTCTCAGAGAGAAGCCGCTTTGGTTGGCAGCTTTGAACAAGGATCGAGTCCCGTTGTTTATGTATCCTGAAGAGTTGGCGGCCAAGTGTGACGAGCTCGGAGTTCCGTACATTTGGAAGACGGAGAGGGTGGTCAGTCCGACCAGCCGAGTGTCTGATAGTCGGCAGAGCGCGCCGGTGGCCGTTGATGCGACTCCGTCGAAGTCAGACGTAGTCGAGTCCAGCTCTGATGATGAAGAGATGATTTCGATTGAGGATTTGATCAGTCAGACGTCGGATGAATGATGGACGATACGTCGAAGATTCTGCAGGAGTACCGACAGCGATTTAAGAAAGAGCCGACGACAGCTTTATGTTCGAAGCCTGTTGAGGTGGTGACGACCGGATGGCTTGGCTTGGATTATTTAGCCGTCCGTCGTGGCGGAATTCCACGTGGAATGGCAATGGAGTTGTCGGGGAAGAATCAGTCTGGTAAGTCGACGCTTGCCGCGGCGATTGCGGGCAAGTTTATCAGTCGTGGGATGAGCGCGGCGTATTTTGATATTGAGGGCAGGCAAGATCCGCAGTGGTTAGCGCAGCTTGGGGTTGATACGAGGAAGTTGGTTCTGTTACAGGAGTCGAAAGGGACAGACGCGATCGATGAGGTGAAGTTCTTTGTAGCAAACGATATGGACTTAGTGATTTTGGATTCGATGAACTTCTTGAATCCGCCTGCGATAATGGATAGGGAGAACCAGATTGCGAAAATGAATGAAGGTTTTGCTCGGCCTCGAATGTTGAATGACTTCGCACGGGATATGTTAGGTGGGTTCAAGCTTGACCCGAAGGATAAGACGTACTTTGATTTGCGAAAGAGCAAGACGTGCTTGTTGTTGTTGAATCATTTGTTTGATCACCAAGACGGATGGATTTCGATGCAAGAGACGCCAGGTGGGGAAGGGCTGAAGAATTTTGCATCCGTTCGATTGTTCTTGTCGAGAAAGACGCGAAAGTTGACAGAGTCAGAAGATGGATCTGAGTTGGTTGAGTTGAATGTACGATGCGTCAAGAATTCGATAGCGCCAGCGTTTGGCGAGTGCAAGCTGATTATTGATCAGACGAAAGGTGTCGTTCATGATAGCCCCGAGTCGGTGGTGGACGTTCTTGAGAAGTTTGGCTTAGTGACGGTGCAGGGCAGTCGGTATTATATTAAGGCTGGAGTCGGGGTAGAGACTGTAGATCAGTCGATTCAGGGTAAGGAGAATTTGGCTGCGTGGTATGAACAGAACTCGCTTCGAGTGCGAGCAAAGATAGGAGGTTTGGGTGGAGTTATTGGGTCTAAGTGAGAAGGTAGAGGCGTCGGCGTTAGACGAGATACGACAGGTGTTTAAGTCGCATTCGATTGATGTGTCGGATGAAGAGACCAAGTTGATTTTGACGATGACTTGCTCTGCAGTTGAGATTGTTAACGCTCGCGTGGGCGTGGATGACAAGCAGAAGAGGATGGTAGCGCAGTCGATATTTTTGAGAGGCGTGGTTAGTATGATGGAGGTGTTGCAAGGTTGGCAGCGTCAACAGCAGAACGGATAGCTGTTTGTGCAGATTTGCACTTGTCTGAAAAGAAGTCGCAGATGGGAGGGGATGTTGAGGGAGGAGTTCCCTTGCGTCTGCAAGATAAGCTGGCGGGATTGAGGCAGTGGTTCAGCGAATTGAACCAGCGCGGAATTAAGACGGCAGCTATTTTGGGGGACATTTTTGATTATCCGGAAGCGTCTGAGACGCTGCGTCGGGCGTTTTACGCAACGATGGAAGACTACGATGGTGCGGTGGTGTTGCTTTTAGGCAACCACGATTTTAGAACGGGACTGAACTATAATTTGTCTGCTGACGCTGAGTTGCTTCGTAGGACAGGAGATAGCTCGGTGTGCGTGGTTGATACGTGCAGGATATTGAACGGAGTGGAGTATATTCCGTGGCCGGCTATGCTGCAGACTCGACAGCCTGTGACTCAGAGAATCGTTTTGACGCATGCTGATATGCTTGGGTTTAAGATGAACGAGCACGCTACGCAGAGGTCGATGTCAGTGTTTTCAGCGGCCGAGATAGGACGAGCGAAGTTGCTGGTTTCGGGGCATTATCATGAAAGACAGATGAAGCAGATGGGTGGGGTCTGGTTTGGGTACGTCGGAGCGATGTTTAGACAGAATTTTGGGGAGGGTATGAATCCGACAGGGTGGGGGATTATCGATGTAGACGCAGCGACGATAGACTTTGTGGATACGCAAGATCGGATGTATACGACGCTTGAGTGGAATACGTCGAGTACGACTCAAGATGAATTTTTGGCGCGGATCAGAACGAAGCCTGAGTATCTGGATGGAGCGTTCGCCCGAGTTATTGTGACAGGGAAGGCACAGAATATACTTTCGGCCAAGAGGAATGTAGTGATCGATGTATTGAGGGCAGAATTGGCAGTTGCTGCGGTGAAGTTCGACGTCAGAATTGACAGTGATGTAGTGGTTCAAGATTCGCAAGAGGTGTTTAGAAACAGAGCGGCTGATTTGGGATTGAGGCTGGAGATGTTTTGGAAGACAGAAAACGATGAAGCCGTCAGTCCAGAAGTTCGTGAGTTGGTAGCTCGTTATGTTGTGGGGTCAAGATGAAGCCGTTACGATTGAGAGCGTCGAATTTTTTCTCGTTTGGATCGTTTGATGTGGCCGTACCGGACGGAATTACAGTAGTGGTTGGGAAGAACGACGACTCGGATGGGACGGTTTCGAATGGTGTTGGGAAGTCGACGTTGCTTGACGCCATGTTGTTTGTGCTATTTGGGGATACGTCGAAGAAGATACCGATGAAGAACGTGGTCAGGTCGGGTGAGTGTGATGTGGAAGTGTGTCTTGATGCTGATGTGGATGGCCGGATTGTATCAGTCGGCAGATTGTGGTCAGAGAGGGATCACACGATTTCGATATCTGAGAAGTCGGTGACAGGTGTTGTCGAGAAGACGGGAAAAGTGAAGTCGATGCAGGCTGAGCTGTTGAGAGTATTGGGGCTACCTGCAGGGTATACGATAGACGATTTTTTGGGAACGAACTATTTTTCGAATGAGGGCAGCTATTCGTTTGTGTCGAGTAAGCCAGCTGACCGAACGCGTGCAGTAGAGTCAGCGGTGAATGCTGGGACAGTTGATAGAGCAATAAAAGATTGTCAGCGTGGAATAGCTGTATACAAGGATGAGCAGCTATCTGTAGATGCGCAGATTTCGATTTTGCAGAAGACACTTGGTGGGCTGCCGACAGAGAGTGAGTTGCAGAAGCTGATTGTTGATGCAGACAGTCGTTCTATTGAGCCCGCTCGATTGGTAGATTTGCGACAGCGTTTGACAGACGCTGCAGATGCGAAGAAGCAGATTCAGTTGTTAGAGACTCAGTTGAAGGATGAGGAGTCCAGATTTGGTGAGTTCGTCAAGACACAGCAGACAGCTGTTGCTCAGCTTGCAACGTTGATGAGATTACGCGAGAACGTGGATTCGTTGAACACAAAAAGAGCGCAGCTTGTAAAAGAGGTGGGGAGGATGCGGGAAGATGTGTTGAGGGCGCAGATTCGTATGCGTCAGGAGAGACTTGTCTTGATTGAGAGTGACGTTGAAAAGCTTGTTAGGCTCGATGCGGAGCTATCGACGTCGTTGACGAATGCCGAGCAACAGCTGAAGCAGCAGTTGTTGTGTCCGTCATGTGGTGAAACGTTGATGAGCCACAGTGGAGCGCTGAAGAAGTTTGATGCGCTTGTCGTGGAACGATCGATGAGCGCATGGCAAGCAGAGCGTCAAGCTGGAAGAGTTCTGATGGGTGCGAAGAAAGATGACGCTGGGAAGTTTCGTGGTGAGATTGAGTCGTTGGTCAAGATGGTTGATGTGCGAAAGCATAATCTTGATGAGATTGCGTCTGTTGATAAGTCGTTGGAAGCTGTGCCGACGAATGAGGAGATATCGAACGCCGAGAAAGCTGTGCATGCAGCAGCTAATATGGTCAAGACTTCGTCGAACAAGTGTGAGAATTTGGAATCGCAGATTGAAGAGTTGTCCGTTAGCTTGAGTTTGGTAGGACTGGGAAAGATCGAAGAAGAGATTAGACAGCTTTCGGAAGCGGTGGACAGGGCTAAAGAAGAGAAGCGTGCTCTTGTATATAAGCTGGAAGGGCTACGACAGACAGAAGCTCGTATTTTGGGGTTACGAAACCAGTTAAATACCGTCCAGAATGCGTTACGGGACGAAATGAGCGCGTTGAAAACGTTGATCCGGTTCAGATCTTGGTTGATGTCCGGATTTGCGCCTGAATTCGAATACAGAGCAAATAGCTATTTGAGTAAGATGGAGTATGATTACACGGTTCGTCTGTCGACGACTCGTGAGAAGTCGGACGGTGGGCAGAAGCCAGAGATTACGATTACGGTATTTGATGGAATCGATTGGCGTCCGTTTGAGTCGTTTTCGAAAGGTGAGAAGACGCGAATTGCTTTGGCGTGTCAGTTGGCGTTGATGGATATTGCCGGTACACGTAGAATAGATGTGCTGATGATTGATGAGATTTTGGATGCGGTTGATCCGGACGGCTTTGAGATTGTCATGTCCGCGATGCGTGAGTTAGCCAGTAGAGTAGTCGTTACGTCGCGGTTAGAGACTTCGAAGATTAGTGAGTGGGCTGATACGATAATCTCGTTGAGAAAAAGATTAGGGGTATCGTCGGTGGAACGAATTGACATACGATAGGAAATAGGTTACTTTATGGACGTGGACACGACACGATTTTACATCTTTGAAAAGATAGACGAGAACAGGGAGGCCGCTTGGGTTAGCATGTATGGATCGTTGCACGCATTGTCCAGTTCGATGGCGGGCAGATTGTTCATCTCGCTTTGTGGTGTGGCGAGTCTTAAGATTCAGTCGATCGGTCAGACGGTGCCGTTTTGTCATGAATGCAGAAGAGAACTGAACCGTGGTCGTTTTTCGTTGAGAAGAAATAGGGTTGTTGATACAGAGGAGCCTGATGAAGAGACATCTATGGGAGCGTGAAGTATACGTTCCGAAAGAGCTTGAGGAGATCTTTGATAAGAATACGTCTTCGATGAGATCTGACGATTTGATTTTGTTGGAGGAGTATGGATTCGGAAAGTTAGTGCTGTATCGACTCAAGCACGGAGCTGAGACGCTGGTTGGACGGTTCTTTGTCGATTTTAGAAAGTCAAAGATTGAGAACGTCAGTGCGATCATGAGCGCGGTCAAGACGACGATCGAAAGGAAGTACTTAGCCGAGCAGTTGAAGAGTTGCCAACAGAATTTTGATCTTGACAAGATGATCGAGACGTTAGAGTTTCAGGAGTTTGTCGATGAAGTCAGAGAGTTTGCTAAACAGGATGTCGGTAAGAACGTAGTTGTCTCGCCGGCGAATTCGACTCGTACTGCGTATTTGGTTTATTTGGCTGTGAAGTCGAACTTGTGGGCGCATTTACGCGCTCCGCATGCCGGTCGGTGCTATTTTGCACGGAAAGCGTTTGCACTTCGACTGAAAGACTACTTTGGGGACAGATTCGCTGAGTACACGAAATACGTATAGGTTCAGACGTCCGGATGGATCTGAGTTAGTTGTGGTGGATCCAGCTCGACGCGATAAGAACGGAAAGCCGATTCGACGCCCAGTGGTTGTCGATGGAGTCAGAATGTGTCGTTGGTGTTGCATGTCTCCGATAGAGAAAGGCAGACGAAAGTATTGTTCGTCGCTTTGTGCGACGTCTGCGTTATGGTTGCGGATTTGGGATAACGTGGTCACGTTGATCTGGCTTCGGGACAGAGTGTGTCAGATTTGTGGATTTGATCCAAGACGGTACTCTCGATATGACGATGGTCGGGGGATTCCTGTTTGCAAGTCGCCGGAATGGTATGAGTTGTTGCGTAAGGGATTCGATTTGACAACGCGGATATCGTTGATGGACGTGCATCATATAGTGCCGAAGTCAGTTGGTGGGGATAGATGGAGATTGGAAAACTTGCAGCTACTGTGTCAGCCATGTCATAAGAAGATAACAGCAGAGAGTAGGAGAAAGAATGGACAGACAGAGATATGTTCGAGTTCGGGCAGGTGCGTTCCATGACGTGCTTGCAATTTCGCAGTCGGGTCGAATAGTAACGCGTTGTGGCAAGGTTTTGCAGAAGCAGCCAGACGTCAGCTTGAAATCTGACATGCTCGACATGTTTCATCTGTACGTTGACGGCAAGAAGATAGATGTTTGCAGGGTATGTATGCACAGGAGATAGACAGCTTCGAGAGGCAGCAGTTGAAAGAGAATGTTGATTGGAAGCGAGTTTCGAGATGGATTCGTCGAAGGAAGAAAGAGATGCAGCAGAGAGCGAAAGAGCTTCCGAAGTACGAGTTGATCTCGACGTATGAGAACTATCTGTTGGATGAGAATGGAAACAGAGTGAAACGTATATGTGGGTGTCCGTCAGTGCGTCATGCGATAGGATTTGTATGCCAGAGTCTGGCTGGATTAGGCACTACGCATGTAGGGGTAGGCCGATGTCGACATCATGACAAGGGCAGGAAAGCAGCCGTTACGAATGCAATCTACGACGAGTTGTCAAGGCGTGGGGTTTTACAGTCTGGTGCGGTGTTGTTAAAACAGTATCACGACTTGATCGCAGCGACGGATATTGAAATCAATGATCTGTCAGGCGAGATACGGCAGTACTATGCTATGGTAGCAATGCTGCTCGATCAGCCTGATATGAATATTGTTGGTGGCCGCGTAGGATTGGTGAATAAGGTCACGACGTTGGTTGAGAAGATAGTGACGACGAAAGAAGCTCAGAAGCGAATGGAGCTCGCGTCGAAGTACATAGAGGTGGCTGAGGTTGATAGGCTGGTCAAGACGTTGATGGGTATTGTGATCAGTGAGATTGGGGTTGCGAAAGCGACCCGTGTATTTGACCAGCTTGAGAGAGCTTTGGTTGTGAAACAGAACCCGAATTTGTTTAAGATAGGAGATGAGAATGCTTTGGTTTGTCCCGAAAATGGACTCAGTCGAGGGGTCGTCGAAGTTGAAAGGCCGGTTTGAAGAGAACGGTATGTATCCAGTCGTGTCAGACGTGGTGATGTTGCCAAGCTCGACGACGCCCGTTTGCTTTGTTCTGGATAAGAACAAAGAAATGGTGCAGATCGAAGGATCGATGGGGACGTTCGATTTTGAGTGTGCTCCACCTTGTAATCTTGCGAGCGATGTCGAGGCCGAGGCTTCGTTGATTGAAAGTTTGACCAATGAACCGGAACTTGTTCCTGAACCGGAACCTGCACCTGAACCAGAACCAGTTCGCAGTAAGAAGAGTTCGAAGAAGATACCAGACGACGAGGCCTGATGTACGTCATCGCAATAGATACAGGGAATTGCACTGGATGGGCTATCTACAAAGTTGTGGATAGCCCGTTTAGTTATGAGCTGATGAGTAGTGGGATAGTTCCGATAGTGCCTGCTGCAGGAGGGTTTTTCAAGATACTGGGGTTTTGGACAGTTTTGTTGTCTGCGTTACCGGAGCTGTGCCAGGTACAGATATGCGTTGAAGCGAACTTTGCGAACACGCCGGGGGCAAGTCAGACGTATTTGAGCGCGACGAAGCAGGTGTCGATTGTGGCGGCTCGGATTGCTTGTGAGAAGCAGGGGTTTGACGTCAGTACGAAGATGGTCTATATATCGTCGATGGCAGCCGCATTTGGGATAAAGGTGCCGAAGACGAAGCAGAAACGTTCAGTACAGCAACGACGAATGTTGAGAGAGTACGCCGCGTCGACGTTGGGGTTAGACACGACGGCGTTGAACAAGTCGCTGGATACGTGGGATGCAATTATATTAGGCTTGGCTGCGATAAAGATGCAGTACAGAGAGAAGGATGAGACTATGAAGTTTGTGGCGTGTAGAGTTTGCGGAGAGATGTTACCGATACAAGCTGGGTACGGAATGGTATGTAAGTGCAGGTCGTTTGGTGTCAGAGAGACGCTTGACAAGAATGTAGAAGTGGTGGTGTTTGAGTCGAAGTCGTCGGGGGTGATTTGTGAGTTCTCGAGTATTTTGAAGGGTGCAAAGACGGGTGATGTGCTGGACGGAAAGATTGTCCCGTGGTCAGACGTTCGAACGTTTGACGTTCGGACTGAGACGAAAGAGAGAAACGCAGCAAAGAAGAAGTTAGCTGAGCTTGAACAGAATCAGTCAGACGTGGAGGTTCGACAGTGACGTTTTTGTGTTGGCTTGGCATCCATAGTTGGACACGTTGGCAAGACGTGTTCTTTATTACGCCCGACTTCACCTGCACTTGCCACAAGACGTTGGAGGAGAAATGATATATAGCGAAGAACAGAGAGCTGCGTTAGTTATGGCTGCGTCAGCAAGGGCGAATCTAAGATGCGCTGGCATGGTTGCGGAAAATACTATGCGCGAGATCAGACAAGAATCGCCCGCCTATGTCTATGACGACTTTGAAAAAGTCATATTTGATGAGGGACTGCGTGAAGACATCGTGAATTATTTTGTCGGAACTGGGGAGAAGCCATGACCGAGCGCAAGAGTGTAGTACTGACGCATTGTTGGCCGACTGAAAAGAATTTGTTGGCAGGAAAGTTCGTTCAGGACTGGGTGTGCCGGACGCTGAAGGGGGATATTTGTTTGATGCATATTCCGTTTGGCGGGAATATGCTATATACAAGACGTTGGATTAAGTTGGCTCAGTATATGTGGAACGCAGCGAGAAGAGTGGCAGGAATACGTGCGGGTTCGATAGTGTACGCGCATTGGTGGATTCCGTTGGGGTGGTTAGCAGCTCGGACGGACGCGACAGTTTTTGTCTTTTGTCACGGCGGGGACGTAGCGTGGTTGGAAAAGCATCGGCTGTTCGCACGTTGTTTACGACCGGCAGCACGAAAGGTAGTGCAGTGGTCGTTCGTTTCGAATTCGTTGCGTGGACGATTTTTGAAGCTGTATCCGATGGTGGATGTGAACAAGACAGTGGTCTGTCCGATGCAAGCTGATGGGAGAGTCTTTTTCGATTTTGTACTGACGAGAATACCGAGGTCGTATATAGTCTGTAGCGCACTGGTGCCGAGAAAGAACGTCGATATCGCAATTTGGTATTGTGCGAATATAGATAGAAAAGGCGAGGGTAAGACAATGCTGTTCGTAGTCGGGGACGGTATGTTGAGAAAAGATCTGGAGAGACTGGCGTCGAACTTGAACGTGCAGGCGAAGTTTTTGGGTCAGCTCAGTCAGTACGATTTGGCTTGGCAATTTAATCTGTGCGAAACGTTCTTGTCGTTTTCCGAAGATGAGGGGTATGGGCTTTCGATTGATGAGGCGAAGCTTTGTGGGTGCAAGACAGTAGTCAGTGCAGGTGACGGAAAGCAGGAGCATGCTGATGTGGTTTTGCCGATGCCGAACAAAAGAAAGCTATTGAAGATATTAGGTGGATACAGGGATTGGACGACGTTGTCTGATGAGCCGATAGGATGCGATTATGAAGAACGTGCGTGATTACGAAGTCGAACTTTGGGCGATAGCTGGGTATCTGGTTATCGACGTAGCCGCAGTGATTTATTTGGGCAGGTGCTTTGGGTGGTGGCTATGCGGTGGGTGAGAAGTGTCTTTTACGTAATGACCACGATTACGATTACGCTGTTGGCAATTATATTGGCTATAAGTAAGTAGGAGGAACGATGGAAGAGTGGCAACAGATCTTGAGAAGATATCCAAGCATAGAAACGACCTGTTCGATATACGATCCGAAGCCGGACAGCTTCTCGTTTGTTCGTGATCCGAATACGATGCTTGATGTGACGTGTAGGCGTGAGTTTCGAATTCCGAAACGAGTTGTGGTCGTTGCTCCGCATGTGGAGCGTCAGGCGTTGCCGACTGGTTGGATGTATGAGATGGTCGATTCGCCGGACTATACGTTTACGATGATACACAATTTTTTGGCTGCTGCGACATGCCCGACCGAAAATGTAATAGGTTCGGGATGTGTAGTGCACCCGACGGCGGTCTTGGATGTAGAAGGTCTGCATGTGACGAAGTCGCCGGATGGGAGACCGGTTCAGATGAGACACGTCGGGAATGTTGTGTTGGAAGATGATGTTTCGATATTGGCGCTGGCTACGATTCAGAGAGCGGTGTTTGGATCGACGATACTGCGCAGAGGCGTGCGGATTGATTCGCATGTGAATGTTGGACATAACAGTGACATCGGAGAGAATACGGTGATTGCTTTGGGGACAGTAGTTGGTGGGTCGGTTAAGATGGGCAAGAACTGCATGATCGGACTCGGGTGTGTTATCCGAAATGGAGTCAGCATTTGTGATAACGTTATCGTAGGAATGGGATCGCTGGTCGTGCGGGATATTACGGAGTCCGGAATATACAAAGGCTGTCCGGCGAAGCTGCATAAGCCATACGAGAAAGGATGGAATTTTTGAGTTTCCGTGTGCTTGCGATAGGCGCGCACTATGATGACGTCGAGTTAGGTTGTGCCGGTACGCTGCTTAAGCACGTACAAGCTGGAGATGAAGTGATGATTGCTGTGACGAGCGCCGATGAGGATGCGACAGGGCTGCCGTGTGATCGGTACGCTGAACAGCTGTGCGTGATGCAGAAGATGGGCATAGAAGGTTTGACACGGTTTAACGGATTAGACCCGATAAGTATGTGCGTCCAGAAACTGGACTCGTTTGGAGCGAATGTGGTGTACGCTCAGTATGGTCTTGATACGCATCAGGATCACGTTCGTAGTTCGATGATAGGCAATGCCGTATCGAGGATGAAGAATATACAGCTTTTGCAATATAACAGTGGATCAGCAATAGACTTTTTGCCGACCGCATTTAGTCCAGTCGACGGAGAGAAAAAACGTCAGTTGTTGTTGACATATGCGACTCAGTTGGAACGTAGATCGATAGATCTTGCCAGTCTGGAAGGGCGTCAGCGGTATTGGGGGTCGTTGATTGGGGTCATGTGTGCGGAGGCATTTGTGGTCAGACGCATGATTTGGAGGTACTGATGAGAATAGTTGTTGTGGTCATGATGTTGCTTATTGGCCTTTCAGCTTTTGTATTGTTTGAACATAGGACTTCGATGCCAGTTACGACTGAGCAAGCTGATTCGATTGAGATCGTGTCAGCGCGACATGAGGGATGGACGGCTGGGTTGTGGAGTCGGGATTCGATGCGGACTGCTGATTCGATAAGATCGTTGGGGTATTTGCGAGATTCAGTCGATTTGTGGAAGGCTCGATATCAGTCGGTGATTGGTTCGTGGCGTGCTCTTGACGATGAAATGAGATTGGCACGGACTAAGATTGCGTGGTTAGAAAGGGAGCTTGATAGTTGTCGTGGGAGGTAGACAGATGAGCAATAGAGCTGTAGTGATCGCGGCTGTCGTTTCGTTGTTGGTTTGTGGATCGATACCGGCGTATGTAGGATACAAGTGTGGGTATCATGATGGGTATGATATTGCAGCTAAGGAAGTCGTAGACAGTTTGAATGTTCGGATGGATGAGTTACAGGCAACGGTAGATTCAGTTGAGCAGCTTCGACAGAGAATATTGGAGTATCGGGAATCGTTGGCAAGATCGTTTGCGTATCCGGATTGGGAATCGTTTGCGAAGATGATTGAACGTATTCGGTGTGACGATACGACATTTAATCGGCTACGGCATGAGGGGAACTTTTATTGAAGATTGCGACGACAGCTTGGTCTCGTATTGTGGACAGGAAGATGATTGATTGGTTGTGTCATGACGCGCCCGATTTGTTTGTGCGTTCTGGAGTAAGGATAAGTGGACTTTCTGAGGGAGACGTATCGAACTCGTTGCAGCGTTTGAAGAGAAAGGGAGTGGTTAAGTTTGTGCGTCGACTTGGTAAGTGGAGAAATTATATTACGGTCAGGAGGGATCGGTGAAGGTAGTTGATCTTGATGTTGAGACGACAGGGCTGGACAGTAAACGTCATGGAATAATTCAGATTGCGATGAACGTCTGGATAGACGGAGTTGAGATCGAGAAGTTGAACTTGCTGATGTGCCCGTTCAGTACTGATGAGATCGATGACGAGACGCTCGAACTTTCGGGATTGACCAGACAGGAAATTGAGAATAGGCCTGCGCCGGCTGAGATGTACGTCAGCCTGATACAGAGTTTGAGTAAGTACGTGGACAAGTTTGATCGATCAGACAAGTTTGTCGTTATCGGATACAACGCCGCTTTCGATACAGAGTTTTTGCGTCAGTGGTTCAGGAAGAACGGGGACAAGTTTTATGGTTCGTGGTTTTGGCATCCGTATGTGGATGTCATGACGTTAGCAATGGCTGCGTTAGCGAAGGAGAGAGCACAGTTGGTCGACTTCAAGTTGAAGACAGTGGCGCGTTATTTTGGTATAGAGGTCGACGATAGTAAGTTGCACGACGCCGCATACGATGTACAGTTGACTCGGATGATAGCCGAAAGGATTGAGATAAGGAGAAAGCCATGAGCCCGAGAAAAGGATACCGACATCAGATTAACAAGAGGGCAGTCGGATCGAAGGGACGGGGGTCTGGTTGGGTGTGGAATTATGGTGAGCCGTGGACACGAACAGAGATAGCAGCTTTTAGACGGTTTTATCCGGTTATGTCGATGTCACGATTGAAGCGGCGTTTTGGCCGGACGCGTTACGCAATTGCTAAGAAGGCGTCTCGGATGGGTCTTAGAAAGTCGCGGTGGTACGATCCGCACAGGACGCGTTTCGTATGATCGTAACGCGGTGTATCGGAGGGACGTTTACGATCGCACTTGAGCCGGGGGATATGTTTTCGAAGTGGCACGAGTTTATTGATGCTTTGAAGGAGTACGTCCCGTCGTCTGACCGGTCATATGATGTGGTCGATAGACAATGGACAATAGCTGAGAGATATAAAGCTGGCGTTCAGACGTTGGCTGATCAGTTCTTGATTGAGATAAAGGATGCCGTATGAAGAACGGAACTACGAAGGTCACGATGTTGCGTATGCATAAGCATCGCAGGAAGCAGAGAGTCAGAGACAAGATGGCGCGGGAATCTCGCCGTCGAAACAGAAGGTAGGAGGAAACGATGAGGGATGTAGGACTGAAGATTGGGGTTACGCTGCTGATAGCCGTAATGTGTTGGTTATGCAGTTGTGACAGTTCGGAGAAGGCAACAGCTCCGAAAGCTGAGAGGATCGAGATTCCAGTTAGAAGCTCGATTGATCCGAACGGGGATTTGTCGATGTTTTACATGACTTCGTTTTTGGTTACGGATTCGTTTAGTGCTGTCGTGACGTTGAAGAACGCCAGCGGATCAGAGTTGTTGATCCCGATTCGATGGGATTCGGATTCGTTAGTGTGCCCGATGACAGGTGTGTCGTGGGTTAAGTGGGTTAAGTGTGTCAGTCATTGGATGGATAATTGTGAAGATATGCATCCTGGTGGTGGGCAAGAATTTTGGGAGTGTTGTGCGGCGGCAGCAGTCGGGTGTGCTCTTGGAGTGATGATGGTGGATTGGGCGAGATTTATTGTTTGCCCATGGAATTTTTGAAGGAGTGAACGATGGACGTGTTGCGTTGGTATTGGGAAGGCCTGCAGGCGGCAATGACTGGGATGGGGTATCCGATGGGGTTTTTGCACGGGATCTTGGTTGGTGTAGTTGCGTATGTGCTATGGAGACGTTCGTTATCGTGTCGCCGTTGGAGAATGTTTGGACTGTGAATTATATTAGGGCATGATGCAGACAGTAAGCCGACAGACAGACATTTTTGACGATCGTGCGACGTTTGATATTAAGGAGATTGCGCACGCGCTTTCGTTGATTTGTCGATTTAACGGACACACGATTAGGCATTATTCGGTAGCGGAACACAGCTTGTTAGTGGCTTCGGAAATAGAAAGATGTGGACATTCAGTCGAAGCTCAGTTGGCTGGGTTGTTGCATGACGTGGCTGAGGCGTATATAGGTGACTTTGTCAGTCCGTTGAAGTATCAGATGTCGATAGGTGGAGTCAGCGTCGAGTGGTTTGAAAAAGATTTGAGGACAAGAATATTGTCAAGCTTGGGATTGAAAGACTTTTTCTCAGATCGGTCGTATGCTGATATCGTCGACATGGCTGATGTAGCTCTGCTGCAGGCAGAGCTTCGTGATCTGTTTGCTCCGTCCAGAAATAGTAAGCGGGCTCGATGTAGGGTGCCGAAGGATAAGCCTTGTTGGACGATGGAAGTTGAGTTTCAGTTTTTCGGGGAGTACAAAAGATTGACGCGAGAATGCAGAAGGATGAGGTCATGCAAGTGAGTGCCGTTGCAGTTAAGCGGATGCCTCTGAAAGAGCTGTCGTTGGGTATGGCGGTCGATTTTAGAGGGATGAAGGGAGGTTTGTTGGGATTGGGCATAGTTACAGAGATTAGCAGAGACAGCGTTTCGTTGCAGGAGATTGTGCATCGTGCTCGACGACGTCGTCGGGAAGTTTGGATGTCGCTCGGTTCTGTGTGGTTCACGATGGATACGTATCCGGTCGTGTTGGCGCGCTCAGGAAAGCCGTGGACGCCGGAGGTGGTAAGAATTGATTAGATATGATTAAAGTGGAGGACATTGATTTTGGACAGACGCGCAATTATATTACGATGAAGGTAGGTAGCAAAGAACCGCATGACGAAAGGAGAAATTCGATGCGAAGTTTTTTGATGGGAATGACAAGAGCAGGAACGATGCGAATGTGGCTGCTGTCGCTGTTCTTGATAATGTTTGCAACGATGATCACGAATCCTGCAATGGCCGGTACGCCGGGCGAGACGATCTGGCTGCATGGTACGATCGGCGCCTCGCAAGTCGTCAAGATGTACTTCGACAAGGCTCCGCTGCCGTCCGAGTTCAAGCTCGGGAAGTATGTCAATTTCGGCGTCAGCTTTAGATCATTTGATTACAGATGGAAGTATACGATCAGTGCAGATTGGATGAGAAACTATGGATCGGCAACGACGGCCGAGACATACAATGCAAAAGGAATTGTTCAGTATTATCCGTGGTGGGACAAGACGAAGCAGTGGGGATTGTTCGTTGGCTTCGCCGGTGGTCATCAGTGGTTAGACTTTACGAACGACCCTGAAGGTGCGTATTCAGCTTTGATGGCCAGTTCTCAGATCGGCGTTGAGAAGATGCTGAAGGAAAACGGATCGCTCGAATTGATTCTCGATTTCGGTACAAGCAAGACCGTGTCTGAAGCATCGATCTATCTTCGCGGGTCGATGCCGTTGCGTTTCTGATCCGCTTGTGTGCGGATGGTTCCCCCCAGAGGGACTGGCTTAGGATTGATGGCAATTAGCTTCGATTACGGCCAGTCCCTCGCCTTTTAGCTATGGAGTGGCTTTGACAGCGCTGATACAGACGTTACGACGGAACATAGATTTAGCAAAGAGCAAGGGTTCTTTGCTTGACTCGCGTTATGTCTGGACTCAAGAACGTCAGGTTGAGTATCAGTCGAAGAAGATAGAAGAGCTTTTGAGTGACCCGTATTTTTTGGGGGAGCGTGCACGCTATCTGTATCCAAAGCATCGTGATGATATAGTCGAGTTATGGCGCAGGAGAAAAGAGGGGACGTACGTGTTTGCTGATTGCACCGGTATCGGTGGAGGTAAGACGTACAAGGCTGGGATTTTGATGTGGCTTCTGGCATTGGAAGTTCTGACTGATCTGTCGTTTGGTGAGAAGTTTCAGTTAGATCCGGACTCGAAGACAGCGTTGATTGTAACGTCACGAGATGCGTCGAAGGCGAAGGAAGTAACGTTCAGGGGACTGCTTCCGTTTTTCAATTGTGGAATAGTCAAGGACTACTTTAGGCCGAACGTCGATTTCGATACGGCTTCGAAGTCGCGCATTTTGCCGAATACGCTTCGGTTTGCAGGAAGTAACTTTTTGTTGTTTCCAGGAACAGGGCAAGAGGCGTCGGCGTTGGGGTTTAATTTGTACGGCGGAATCATGGACGAAGTCAATTATATGACTGTGGTTGACGAGTCGAAGAGAAGTCGAACGGGTCGAAATTATGATGCCGCGAAGGAGATTTATTCAGCGGTTGAGTCAAGAATGCAGTCGCGGTTTTTGGTTGATCAGCAACAGCATGGACTGCTTGTCATGTTATCGAATCCAAGATACGCTGGGGACTTTTTGGAACGGATGCGGGAACGCGCGAGACATGATAAGTCGGTGATGTTTGTCAGTCGTACGACATGGGATGCGCAGCCAGAGAGTAAGCACAGCAACAAGAAGTTCAGATTTTGTATTGACTCGTTGAAGATTGTCAGACGTGATGAGGCAGTCAGTGGTCAGGTGATCGATGTGCCGATCGATTGGGAATCGGACTTCGTTAAGAATCCTGTAGATTCGTGGAGGCGTTTGGGGAACACGCCGATTCAGTCGATTACGCCGTTTTTCTGGTCGTCGGAGAATTTGATTCGGTGCATCGATACTGATCGAGAGAATCCGTTTGATGAAAGACTGAGAAGATTCAAGACATGGTATAAGTGCACGGACAAGTTTCAGCGGTTTGTGCATATTGACTTGGGTCGTAGCCATGATTGTGGTACGATGTCGATGGGATATGCGAACGGTGTTTTGCCGCTGCGTGTAGAGGACGAGACAAGCAAAGATTTGGTGTTGTCCGTAGTGATTGATTTTGTTGTGAAGATTGACCCGAAGGAGTTGAATGAGACGATTGATTTCAAGATTTTTCGGGAGCTGATCTATGATTTGACAGAGCGCGGATTTGAGATAGCCCTTGTGACATATGATAAGTTTCAGTCGATGGAGTCGATTGACAGGTTGCGTGAGAAAGGATACGTGGTAGAGAATTTGTCGATAGATCGAACGTCGCATAGAGTTGTGTTGTCTGCACACGAGCCGAATGGAGTTCGGCGAGAGCCGACAGGTAAGCGGTATACGGCAGCGATGGATGCCGTATTGGGTCAGGTTAACGCAGGCGCGTTGAGCTTGCCAGAGCACTATTGGAACGAAGACTCTCGAATGTATCAGTTTGTTTTAGAGGCGCTGTCGTTAGAGAGATTATCTGTGAACGGAGAGATGAAAGTCGTTCCAGCAGTAGGCGCGCGGGATGACGTAGCTCAGACGATAGCTGGAACGGTGTTTAATTGTGTGTCGAATATACATGTCGATTCGTTCTCGAAAGAGATGTTTGTTAAGATACCGAAGGCGCTTCGTGGGGATACGAGAGATTCGTATCAGAAGCTTGATGATATGTTGAGTGGAAACAATGATGGTGATTTTGAGACAGACGACGGAGCGGACATGACATTGATGAAAGAGATTTTGGGAGAGGACGAGTTCTCGTTATGAGGATTTCGTTGTGTCAGTGCTGTGGGCGTTTTACTGACGGCGGAGTCTGGTGTGAGTGTTGTGTTGGGACGCAGACTCGGGCTGTCCGAAAAAAGGAACGGTGTGTTGTGGTCAGCAGTCGGATTATGCGGTTTAAGCAGTCTGATTTTGTGACGGTCGTGAATTCTGTTTTGGCTGGAAAAAGCGAGTACGTTAGGATAAAGAGGTCAAGATGAAGATGAAGGAAGCAGTTCGTCGGTTGCTTGAGAAAGCTACTGGCGCGCGGTTGATTACTGAGAAAGAGCTTGATCGTCGGTTGGACGATCGGGAGACGCTTGTTCGTAGAATGATGGAAGGGGACATGAAGGCAGCGTCGGATTTGCGAGTTCGTGACATGTCTGATTTGTCGGTGCTGTTTGAAGAGAGGAATATTCCAGCAGGTCTGTTAGAGGTGGCGATAGATTTGGGTGTGACTGCTGGAAATTTGCCTGCCGTCCAGATGTTCGAGTCATGTTGTTGGAAAGGCGGGTCAGACAAGACCGTCGCGACGATGCGGGAAGCACGTAATTGGATTACGCTTGGGTCGTCGTATGGGCAGTCGTCGTTTCGTATGATGTCTGACGATCTTCGTCGAGTTGTGCAGGACTTCTCTGTGTATTGGTCAGAGAAAAGTCCAGGTTTGAAGGGAGCCGTTAAGATGCTCCGTCGATACGTCATCGGTCGGGGTGTTGAGACATCGACAGGGGTTAAGGAGATAGACGATGTCTGGAAGAAGTTTTTGAAAGATATTCAGTATGAGAAAAGACAGAAGTCGCTGTTTAGCTATATGGCCTTGTGTGGGGAGATGAATGTGGTTATTCGAAAGACGGCTCAGAACGAGTGGTGGGCGTCGTTGGTATCGTATGCAGAGATGGACTTTGCCGATGCTGTGATTAAAGATCCGGATAACAGAGATAAGATAGTCGCAGTTGGCCGTCGCGTGTTGACTGCAAAGGGCGAAGCGTCGACGTATTATGATGCGACTGCGCAGATGTACGGGTTGCCAATAGTTGGACGGAATTTACAGGGGGATCCGATTCTTGTTGAGACGGATTCGTATTCGTTGTTCAGAGTTTCGAACGGTGTGGCGGATGAGGATCGATCCAGACCGACGTACCATGCTGCGCTTAGGCCTGCGAAGTTGTGGGACGATTTCGTTACGAATAGGGCAAGGCTGACTGACTTTAGGTCGAGAGTGATTATGGTAGAGACCCTGACGACGAATGCGGGCGTGTCTGCGTCGTCGGAAGTTCGGAAGATGCCGACCAGTGGAATAATCTTGAAGGAGTCGAATCAGAAAAAGCTTCGGTTTGACTCGCCGAATGTAGACGCGGCTGATGCGTCGAATGACGGTAAGCTGTTGATGTACAATTTTTGTGCTGCGATGGAGACTCCGCCGCACGTTGCGTTTCAGGATGCAGAGAATTCGAATTATGCGTCGATTCGAGAAGCTGATACGCCGTTTACGCAAGTGGTGCTTGACTGGCAAGACGAGTGGAGTGAGTTTCTTGACGATCTGTTTGGATTGATGGTTCGGATATGGGTGGACGATGGAACGTTGAATAAGGAGTATTCGCTTGAGGTGAAGCAGCCGGATGGATCGGTCAAGACAGAGTCTGTTCAGACGACGGACGTAAAGCTGTCGAAGGTGTTCCCAGAAGTGGTCAAGACGAATTTACAGATGAAAACAGACGAGACGAAGATGCTTCGAGAAGGCGGAATTATATCTAAACGTACGACGGCAATTCGTCACGGAATTGATTGGGACGCAGAACAGGAGTTTTTGGCGCAAGATCGGAGAGAGGCAGAAGAAGAGATGAAGAAGCGTGCTGCCGCATGGCAGCAGACGGGTGGGATGCCAGACGAAGACGCCGGCGAGGAAGACGAAGAAGATAAAGAAGAGCCAGATGACGAAGATAAGAAGGACGAGAAAGAGCCAGACGAAGATGAATGATGGATACAGACGACAGCTTGGATTGGAGTGGAAGGCAAAGCGTTCGTTTAGGTCTGACCGAGGTGGATCGTTTAGAATGACGCATCGTCCGCCGCATAAGTTTCATGTTGGGAAGTGGTCTGCTGTTGGGTCACGGATAGAGATTCCGTTGGATGCGTTTACGAGGTAGACTTGATACCGTTAGTCAAGATAGGTAAAGACATGCATAAGCAGGGCGCACGCGATGAGGTTGTGGTGTCCAAGAAAGTTCGCATGTTGATGGACGAGTACTTTGGCATGCTGAAGTATGCGTTTGAACGCGTATCGATAGAGTCTTCGGAGAAAGGCTGGCTGTCGTTTGCGTCTGCTCGAGACAGGTGGTTGAAGTACATCGAGGATTTGACGTTCAGATATATGTCGTTGCTTGGAGACGAGGCGGATGCGTTTGAGTACGACGGTTTTGTAAAGACACGCGAGAAGCTGCTAAACGATTTTAGCTCAGTTTTGAAAGTGGACATTGTGTCGAAAGCAGGGGAATCGATTTCACGGGTGGGAGAAGCAGCTGACGGAACTTTACCTAAGCTGGGGGTCGCATTTGGCTCAGGGGACGTCAATGCTGATTTTAGAACGTATCTGAAGGGGCGACTCAAGCAGGACATAAGTAATCCGTCGACGTACGTTAAGACGTTGTCCGGTTCGACAGTTAGTCGGATTCAGAGAGCCATGATGACTGCGTTGGATAAAGGATTCGACTTGGGGTGGTCGAAGGATCAGGTGCTCGCCGAGATGGGCAAGGTGGCAGCGTTGCCAGAAGTTCGGGCACAGCTTGAGTATAATGTTATGCGCGTGATGCGCACGTCGTACGCGAAGGCGGCCAACGAAGTGACGTATCAGTTTGGGCAAGAGAACAAGAAGATGATAGCTGGGTACCGACGCGTAGCGGATGGACGGCCGTGTATTTTGTGCATGGCGTTGGATGGAAAGTTTTATGAGCACGATGAGCCGCACGATGACCATCCGAACGGGATGTGTCGTTGGGTTCCAGTTTTGAAGCCGTTGGATGAGATGGGATTTAAGAATGTGGATAAAGGAACATTGAAGTCGCTTGCGAAGCAACAAGAGTTTGAGCCGTTGGCTTCGACGTTCAGCAAGATGCCAGATGCAGAGCTACGACAGCTGTTCGGGAATGAGAAGCTGTTCAGATTGTTTAAGGATAACGACCTGTCGCTTGATCAGTTGGTTAAGCGATCGGGAAACCAGTGGACGGTTCGCTCTGCATCTGAAATTGAAAAGATGGTGGCGAAGGGTGGGAAGGTTCCAGAGGTGAGTTTTATGAGAATGCAGCCAGGCGGAAAGGCCTTACCTGTTCAGAAGATTCCGGAATCGGCTGCCCAGTTTGGTTCGAAGCGTGAAGCCGAGAAGTGGTTCAAGAAGAATGGGACGGCCGATAAGATTGGGATAGACGCAAAGAAGGTTGACGCACGACGGTTTGGAAAAGGAGTTAAGTTTGAAAGCATTACGGATGCGGATGCCGCCAGTCGGTTAGGTAGACTCGCAGACGAGACGAAGAGAATTGAGAAGCGCTTAGGTGTGAAGCTACCAAAGATTAAAGAACTTAATTTGGTAGATATTCGTGGACAGCTCGGTGGTTACGCTACGGGTGGCGATGTAGTCGTATTGGGTAGTGGAACGAATTTGAATTTGGCACGTCAGTGGGTAGTTGGTTCAGCAGAGAAAGACTTCATGAAAGTTGCGTATCGACACGAGATGGGACATGTTGTGGATAGACAGTATTTGTTGACATCAGGTGGACAAGTTGATAAGGCTGTTTTGAAAGAGTTGATGAAGCTTTCGCAGTATGCCAAGACTAATGCTCACGAAGCTTTCGCCGAGGGCTTCTCGTATTATACTTCGCCGCTGTATGGGACGAAGTACAGGCGTCTGTCAAAAGAAGCTGAGAAGTTCTTTGATGACGTAGTGAAGAAGATGAAGTCAGGTAAGCTTAGTCAGGCTGAGAAGAATAAGCTGCTTGATAAAGAGTTATTTCGCTTAAGTGGAAAGCCGAGCCCAGAAGTTACAGTCAAGTTCGAGTCTATTGATGACGCGAAGAAGTGGTTTGGGGAGAATGGGGCTTCGTTGGAAGTTGAGAAGGGTGGAAAAGCGTTTCTTGAAAAAGAGCTGGATTCTGTAAGGTATAAAGAAATACCGATAAGCGAAGAAGAGGCGGTTAGTCGGTTAGGTCGAGTAGGAGATGAGGTTAGTAGAATACAGACGAAGTACGGAATTGAGATGCCTCGATTGAAACGAATTGACGTCGTGAATTTTGAGGACGCGGGGATCTTTGGAAATACGTATAGTAATCAGCGTTGGGTTGCAGGGTCGCCAAGGGGTGAGAAGTATTTGATTACGTTGGGTCAATGTAGTGGCGTCCCAGAAGGGATACCAGTGAGTTTTTCGGTCTCGACGATGGATGGGGATATTTTAGCAACGACGTTCAGACATGAGATGGGGCATGTGGTAAGTTCTGAATATAATTTGCTTAGGGGGGACGCTTGGAGGGCAGTTCGTGAGGAGTTAAGATCAGTTTCTGAGTACGCAAAGTTGAATGGTGATGAGGCGTTTTCAGAAGGATTTGCATATTATACGTCGCCGAAGTATGGGGCAGAGTTTAAGAGACTGTCGAAGGAAGCAGAGGAGTTCTTTGATGGCGTGATGAAGAAGATGAAAGTAGGATGATCAATTATATTACAGCAGGAGGATAGATGAACAATTTTGTATATGAAAGCTGTGCTGATTGCAAGCACTTTCTCGGAGTGCTCCCGCAAGAGGAAGACCCGCCGGGACAAGAAGTATTTGCAATCGGTCGCTGTGTCGCGTTCCCGAAAGGGATACCAGAAGAAGTGCAGAATGGGGATAATTGGCACCGGACGCCGATCGACGGCGATCATGGAATACAGTACGAGAAAGGGAAAAACGTTTTAGATGGAGAGGAATGATGGATAACAAGATTCAGCAGTTGCGGCCGGATCTGTTGACGAAAGAGGAGCCGACAGAGCCGGCGAAAGCGGCTTCGGTGCAGTGCGTCTTGATTGCTGAGGATGAGAAGGGGCTGAAGATTTTTTCGGCAGGCCTGATCTCAGAAGAGATTGATGGCAAGACAAGCGAACGAGTCGAGCTGCTGCCAACGAAGTTGGATATTCCGGCGACGTTTGAGTTGGTTGGTCGGTTGTACAGGTTCCTCGAACGCGATTTGCTCGCATCGCAGACAGTCGGGCAGCTGATACAGTTTTTGCAGAAGCAACAGGAAGCCATGCAAGCGGCTTCGATTGCTCAGCATCTGAAGCATCCGAGGAGACCCGTTTGAAGTTGGCAACAGCATCGGCGTTGAACGAATTGGTTCAGCTGATTGAGCAGCTGGACAGCTTGGGTGCGGATTCGACGTTTATCGCATCGTTGTTAGAGATGACGCGGACTGTAGCTGCTGGGGGCTTTCGTGGGTTCATGACGGTAGAGGTTGACGAGTTCAAGGCGTTGAGAGTGAAGTTTGAGCAGAAGGTATCGGCTCAGTTGCTCGTGGACAGATTAGAGGACATGGATGTTGGTTCA